AGAAAAAAAGATGAGTGATAGAGAAATTATGGATGCTAAAAATCCGGATGCTGCGGCAATTAGAAAATTTGAAAAGGATTATCCTGAATTATCTAAAGAGTTTAGAGAAATACAAAATGAAATGTATGAAATGTTTGCCCGTAAACATCTTGATTATGGTTTAAATAATATTGCTTTGGGAGGTGATTTAACTAATAGTGATGATAAAAAATTTTCACTTACTGGTTTAACTATTAGACTTACTGATAAAATTTCTAGATTAAAAAATCTTATAATACATGGTAGAAACTATGTAAAGGGTGAAGGAATGGAAGACACGTTTATTGATATAGCTAATTATGGAATAATTGGTATGTTAGTAGGACGTGATAAATGGAAAAAATAAGTTTTGGCTAGAAAGGTTCCTAATATTGTAAAGGAGATTAAAAATAATCCCCCAGGGGAAATTAATTTCGCTTATCAGAAGAATATATCTTATTCTCAATTATCTATCTTTAGAAGTTGTCCTTATAGATGGAAACTTCAGTATAAAGATAAAATTAAGAAATTTAGTTCTTCTATACACACTGTATTTGGAACGGCTATACATGAAGTATTACAACATTATTTAGATGTAATGTTTGATACTAGTGCTGCTAATGCAGATAAATTAGACTTAGAAAGTTTATTTCAGGAAAAATTTATAGGTGAGTATCAAGAACAGTATAAGAAAAATAATAATCAACATTTTTCCTCTGCTGAGGAAATGAGAGAATTTTTTGAAGATGGGGTTGGAATATTAAATTGGTTTGTAAAAAAACGAGCAAGATATTTTTCAAGAAGGGGTTGGCATTTAGTTGGTTGTGAATTGCCAATTATTATAGCGCCAAATAAAATGTTAAATAACGTATTATATACAGGATTTTTAGATGTTGTACTATATAATGAAAACACAAAGACATTTAAAATAATTGACATTAAAACCAGTACTAAAGGATGGAATGCTAGAGATAAAAAGAATGAAGATAAGCATTTTCAATTAATACTGTATAAAAAGTTTTTTTCTGAACAATATAATGTGCCTTTAGAAAATATAGAAATAGAATTTTTTATTGTTAAGAGAAAAGTGATGGATTGGAATGATGAAAAAATCATGTCACCCCATCAAGCTTATAGAGTGCAAACATTTGCACCTCCGAGTGGTAAAATAAAAATAAATAGAGCTAAAAATGCAATAAATGACTTTATAAATGAATGCTTCAATTCAAGTGGTGATATTAAGGAAATTAATTATCCTAAATCACCTTCTAAATGGAATTGTACATTCTGTCCTTATGGAGAAGATAAAGAGTTATGTGGAGCAAAAGCGCATTTTGAGTAATACTTATATATGTATAATAAATGTTTTAATAAAAATAAAGACTATGAGTAATAAAAAACCGATGACACTAACTAGTGTCAAAGTCCAAAGTGATTTATTCGAGAATTTTAAGATTGAATGTGTAAAAAGAAAGTTTAGTTTTCAAAAACTTGCAGATCGTACTTTGTTTTTGTATCTTACAGATGAAGACTTTCGTAGAAAAATTACCAATCAAACAAATCTCGAAATATAATTATGAATAAAGACTTTAAGTATATTCCAAAAGATAAAAGGAAAAAAATAATGCTAATAGCGGATGACATTAGAGTCCATTCTGGTGTCGCTACAGTAGCTAAGGAAATTGTTTTAAAAACATGCCAACACTTTAATTGGGTAAATGTTGCTGGTGCTATAAAACACCCAGAAAAAGGGAAAAGATTAGATTTATCCAAAGATACAGCTGATTTATCTGGTGTTGAGGATGCTAGTGTAATGATATACCCAGTGGATGGTTATGGTGATCCCAGAATTATTAGAGAAATTCTTAATATTGAAAGGCCAAATGCAATTTTGTTAATTACTGATCCTAGATATTTTATGCACATTTGGAATATGGAGCAAGAAATAAGAAAACAAATTCCTATTGCTTATTTAAATATATGGGATGATTATCCTGCCCCAATGTACAATAGACCATATTATGAAGCTTGTGATCTATTAATGGGTATATCAAAACAAACAGTAAATATTAATAAACTAGTATTAAAAGGTAAGGAAAAAAATAAAATATTTAAGTATGTACCCCATGGATTAGACCATAATATTTACAAACCTATAGATAAGGATGATCCAGATTTTATTGAATGGAAAAATAATACATTTGGTAAGGAAAAATATGATTTTATATTATTCTTTAGAAGAAAACAAATTCCAGATACAATGTTAGCTTTTAGAGCATTTTTAGATTCACTTCCAAAAGAAAAGGCTAAAAAATGTTTACTAATGATGCATACAGAGTATGTTACTGATGCTGGGACACATTTAGGTAAAGTAAAGGAATACTTATTTGATGAAAATTATTTTCATAATGTTAAATTCTCATTAAATAAAATTGATAATAAACAGTTAAATTATCTTTACAATGCGGCTGATTGTCAAATATTAATTACTTGTAATGAAGGATGGGGCCTAACTTTAACAGAAGCAATGCTATCAGGTACACCAATTATTGCTAATACAACTGGTGGTATGCAGGATCAAATGAGATTTATAGATAATGATGGTAAATGGTTTGAACCCGATGCTAATGTACCTTCAAATCATAGAGGTACCTATAAAAAACATGGTGAATGGGCATTTCCAGTTTACCCTACTTCTAGATCTATTCAGGGTTCACCTCCTACACCTTATATTTTTGATGATAGATGTGCTTGGGAAGATGTAACTGAAAGGATTAAGGAGGTATATGAATTAGGTCCTGAAGAAAGAAAAAAACGAGGTTTAGCTGGTAGAGAATGGGCTTTAAGTAATGAAGCAGGGTTTACAGCGGAACAACAAGGAAAACGAGTAATAGAAGCATTTGATGAATTATTTAAAACTTGGAAACCAAGAGAAAAATATGAAATTGTAAATGCAACTAAATATAAAGGTAAATTTTTAAATCATAAAATTATATATTAATGAGTAAACCAAGATTTGTTATATCATGTCCTTTTGACACTTATTCTGGTTATGGTGCTAGATCAAGAGATATTGTTAAAGCCATTATTTCAACAAATAAATATAAAGTTGAATTATTATCTCAAAAATGGGGAGAAACATCTTGGGGGTTTTGTAACCATCACCCAGAATGGAGATTTTTACTGAGCCATTTAGCTACCCAAGATTGGAATCAAACAAAACCAGATTTATGGATGCAAATTACTATTCCTAATGAATTTCAACCTGTAGGAAAATATAATATAGGATTAACTGCTGGTATTGAAGCAACAGGATGTAAGCCTGAATGGGTTGAGGGATTAAATAGAATGGATATAAATTGGGTATCATCTAATTTTGCAAAACAAACTTTTGAAGGTATGATTTATGATCAAAAAGATCAAAGAACTGGACAAGTTGTTAAGCAAATCAAATTAGAAAAACCTATTGAAGTTATATTTGAAGGAGCTAATTTAGATGTTTGGAAACCAATTCCAAGCTCTGAAATAAAAACTATAGACCTATCTGAGATCCCAGAACAATTTTGTTTTCTTTGTGTTGGTCATTGGATGCAGGGTGCTATTGGCCATGATAGAAAAAATATAGGATTAACAGTAAGAAACTTTTATGAAGCATTTAAAAATAAAGTAGGTACAAAACCTGCTTTAATATTAAAATCATCATTAGGAACTGCTAGTTATTTAAGTAGAGATGAAATATTAGATAGAATTAAAGGTATTAGGGATTCTATAGGTTCTAATAATTTACCTAACATTTATCTTTTAAGTGGAGAATTTAATGATCAAGAACTAAATGAATTATATAATCATCCAAAAGTAAAAGCTATGTTTTGTCTTACTAAGGGTGAAGGATTTGGAAGACCATTATTAGAATTTTCTTTAACTGGAAAACCGATCATAGTATCAGGTTGGTCAGGACACGTAGATTTTTTACATAAAGATTATGTTAGTTTACTTCCTGGTAGTTTAGAAAAAGTTCACCCATCGGCTGCAAATAATTGGTTAATTGAAGAAGCACAATGGTTTAAAGTTGATGATAATACATCTATTAAAAGAATAAAGGAGGTTTATAAAAAATATAAACAATACCATAAATTATCTCAAAAACAAAAGTACCATGCTAAAAAGAATTTTAGTTATGATAAAATGGTTGAGGTAGTAAATAAAAGTTTAGAAAAAAATGTACCTGAAATGGCACAGCAAGTTAAATTAAATTTATCTCAATTAACAAAAGTAGATTAATATGAATTATGATGAAATAATAAATTGTCCTAAATCAGGAGGTGATTTATGTTATAAAGTAGAAGTAACAAAGGATATAACTACTTATTTAAGTTTATCTTGTGGGTTTTGGTCTAATTCTTTAATGAAGGAGGATAGTGAATTTTATACAGAACAAATTTCAACTTTACCTGAACTACATAAAGATTTAGCATGGAAAGATCCTGAT